GTCGTAACCCTTGGTCATGTACTATATGAATGAAAACCATACCCAAAGATACAAAATTCGGATGATAGAAAAACTCTACCACCCGAACTGATTGAAGTATAGTTAGTTAGGAGTGCTACAAACCTGTTGAGCCGAAACCACCTTCGCCTCGGGTTGTGCCACCTGCGATTCCCTTGAACTCTTCCTCAGAGACCTCACTGACTGCTTCGTAGTTCATCTTATAGATGACACCCTGAACAATCTTCATGCCGAACACCAGCTTAGCTGGGACGGTGGAGAAGTTATACAGGTGGAGCTTAACCGTTCCACGGTACCCTTCGTCAATGACATTAGCACCAACGGCTAAGGAGAGCTTCGTAGCGATGCCAGACTTGTTCTGGAGCATCATAGCTGTACCCTTAGGGGTTGCCACACGAACCCCTAGAGGGAGGATGATATGTGAACCAGCAGGAATCATCAGGAAGTGCTGTGCCTCCTGAACGTAAGCCTGACGCTGTTCTTCCGTCATCTTAGAGGCGTACTCATCAGAGAGAGCGAAGCCACCTTGGATGCTACGTGCGACAGAAATGTCGGGGTTTGCCTCTTCAAGGATTTCCTTGTATCCATCCGTAAGGACAGGGAGGAAGAAATCTACACCTGCATCATTGGCGTTTGCACGCTTAGGGAGGAAAGCCCCTGGCATTTCCTTGAACACCCTTAGAGTGTCTTCGGGAGCCTTTGCCTTAGGTGGCTGTTGGGGGTGTGGGTTGGGTACAGGGGGTTGCTGAGGGGTGGGCTGTGAGCCTTCACTTCCAGCCTGTGGTCCGCTCTGCTGTGCTTCTGACCCTTGTTCTGAACCGCCTAGGAGCACTTCTTCCTTCTGGTCGGTAGCCTTTGTTTCTTTGTTAATCTTTGCCATATTAAAAATAGTTTATTCACAAACCTAGTTCTTCAATAGTTATTTCGGAAAAACCTCCCGACTTTGTGATGACGATATTCCTAGACACAGAATCGGAGTTTATCTGGGAGTGGCTCACCACCACAATCGTCATGTTCAGCTCCTTGGCAAGGTTGTTCAGATAAGCAAGGATTGCATCTGCGGTCTGAACATCTAGACTGGAGAGTGTCTCGTCGAGGTATAGGGTGTTGAGCTGGGGGTAGTTACGCTTTATGAGTTTAAGGAACACACATAAGATAGCCACATCCACACGTTTATGCTCCCCTGCGCTTATCGTACCAATAGGCACCTCGTCCCCTATATCTGTAATCTTAGGCTCAAAGGAACTATCAAACTCCACGTGGTAGGGGAAGTCTACCTTGGCTAGTATCTCGTTGATATTGACATTGACATAGGGGATATACCCTGAGAAGAATAGGCTCTTTACGCTACCCTCCTTGTCGCTATACATATCCGAGATAACCCCTAAGAGAGACATCTCCTTTTTCATCTTCGTGGTTTGGACGGATATGTCTATGCTCTTGGACTTATCCTCTTCTAGCCTTTCCTCTAAGACCTTCAGGGCTTCGTTGTCCACACTGCCATCTGTGTTCTCTTTCAGAGAGGCGTATTGCTGTTTGAGGATTTTACCTGCTGTGCGCAACTCCTCTCTCCTGCTGTAGATTTCCTCCCTCTTCGTTTTATAAACTTCATAGGAGGCTTTTATCTTAGACGCCTTCTCTTCTAGCATAGAGACGTTCCCATCTATCGCCTTCTTCTCTTCGTTGATGGTTTTGAGAATCTCTGGGAACTGCCCCGAGCGGAAATCGCTTCCGCAGGTTGGGCACTTGTCCTGCCTATACAGAGAAAGCTGTGAAATGAGTGCGCTAGCCTTCCTCTGTTCCGTATTCAGAGCCGTGGTGCACACATTAAGCATTTCCAGAACCTTTGCACCCTTCTCGTCAAGGTCAGTGATGGACTCGTCAATCGTCCTATACTCACCAGCAATCCTCTTTAGTTCGGAAGCGAGCCTAGCCTCTTCCTGCTCGTCCCTTTTCTTCGTGGAGACCTTGTAGGCTTCGATAGAGTCTTGGGTAGATGCAATGGAGCTGGCGAGGTGGTCGAGCACCGATAAGGATTTGTTAAGCGACTGAGACACATCACGCAGGTCTGACTTCGCAGCTTCGGATATAGCGTTAATCGCATCCAGCCCGAATATCTTATCCACAATCGCCTTCTTCTCTGAAGGGGTCATGGACAAGAACGACTTAAACGTGTTTAGGTTGAGGCTGACTACGCTATTAAAGACATTGAAAGGAATAGTTAGGATATTGCTCTCGATGAACTTCTGAGCATCCCTTATCCCTATCGTCTCAATGTCCACGCCGTCCTTATAAACATGCAAGGAGTTAGGCGAGAAGGTTCGTTCTATAAGGTAGTGGTCGCCACCTACTAGGCATTCACCTGCTATATACCCGTTCTTGTTCCGTCGGTTGGCAACAGAGGTCTTGTTCATCCCCTGAACCTTCCCGTAGATAAGCAAGCTAAGCATATTCAGGAAGGTGGACTTTCCAGAACCTGACCTCCCCTTGAGCTGGATGACCTCACCCTCTCTGGCAAACTCCACCTCGTGAAGCACATTGCCGTATGACCCTATATTCTTAAAGGATATTTTCTTCAGAAACATACCTGTTTGCATTAAGAGAAACTAACACTCCACAAAGATACGATTTTTATTTCGTCTACGTATCATAACCCGAACAAATAAAATTCGCCCATTAAGCCTACCCCTAGTGCTTGAAAAGACCTCTCCGTCCTTCACGCAGTTCATACCCACAATTTCAAATTGTGCTTCGTTGTATTTGTCGAGAAAGGTGAGAGGTACAGCCATGACACCATCGTAGTCATGAGGTATAGATGCCGTTGTTGAGACCTCAATTGCATCGTAGTTGTCAAGTTTGGGATATTCCTCTTCTGAATAAGACTTGACAAGTTTTATAAACGGGACTTCAAATGGAGGTCGAATAGAAGCAAGCCATCTGCACCCTGTTACGGTTATGAAACTGGCATTGTTTTCCCCAACACTACAACACAAGTCTGAATTTAACTCATATGAAGATGGAACTTCAAATTTCATATGTCCAACCCTGTGTGTGACACCTATATATAGTTGATTACTTTGAAATAGAGGAAATATATCTTTGGTGGACAAGGTGGTTATATTCCCAATGACAATGAAATCCTTGCCATTATCCACTATTGTCTTAATGAACTCTCGGATTAACGAGAATGGAGGGTTGGTTATGACTATGTCTGCTTCCTGAAGGAAAGATAGACATTCCTCGCTCCTGAAATCTCCATCACCCTCCATTTCTCTAGAAAACGAGTGTACAACCTCCTCTGAATAGCCCTCACGACCAATTGTCGATATAGCTATCTCATCGTATTCGAGTACATGAGGTCTATGACTATTACCATCGTCAAAAAGACCATCATAAGTTTGTTCAATGAAATGAGTGGCAATAAGTTTCTTTATGCCTACTTTTTTGAAATTGTCAATAAAGTATCGAACGAAGTTGCTCTTGTATGGATTATCACAATTGCAATATACCACCTTGCCTCTAAGATGATGTTTGTAGTGCACCAGCTCATCCTCTATGTCTTTCAGCTGGGTATAAAACTCGTCACATTTAGCTACTCTTGCTGATACAAGTTTCTTGCTTGCGTTCATTTGATGTTCATATTAAAACAAGAGTGGGCACGGAAACTATCGCACCCACTCTTTACTAACCAATGCGTTTAATGCTATTACCCACCAATAGAGTAGTTTATAGAGCCGTCTCCCGTTGCCTGCTTCTCTCTCTCCGCTTGCTTCTTCCTGTCCTCGTTGAGGCACTCAAAAAGCTCCATACATTCACTGAACATCATGTTACCGAAGTCAGACAGCGAGACTCTCAGCTCTCGCATTAAGGTGTACCTTATCTTACTCAAGGTCTTCCAGTGGGTCCGAAACACAGAATAGAGACCTGATGCCGTCTCGAAAGGAAAGCGGAACTTCTCGCTCCACACCTCCCTTGTCGATATATGAAATAGTTGGCTTAGCAACCTCTATGATGATGTCTCGGATGCTACGGATAATCCCTACCTCCCCTGGGGTGAGGGAGAGGAACTCTGCTTTCAGAGCTTCATACTCCTCTAGACCAAAGTCTTCATTGTAGTTCATCAGCACCATAGCACACTGGTAGAAGTCTAGGTCTTCCGTATCCGTGTCGATTGTCCCCTCTTCAGAGACCTTGGAGGCGAGGTAATACTGAAGCCACATTGTTGTTCCAATCGTAGGGATATGGAAGAGAATATCATACTCCTCCCCTGTATGGGAATGCTTCTTAGGAATGGTAACAGCAATCAGACCATCGTCCGTCCTCTTAATAGACTTCTTTCCAGCCACCTTGCTGTGCTTCATGAAGTCGAACTGCATGATATGCTCCTTTTGGATTTTGTGCTGAGCCTTGTCTATATCCATCACCATAGGTTCACCATCCTCCCCGAAGGTTAGCTCACGGATGGCAAGCAAGATGTAAATCCTATCCGCCTCCAGCAAGTCACGGAAGCTATATTCCTTCCCATCCATACTAGAGAACACATTCGTACAGTTGTCTAGGATGTAGTTGATGGCGTTCTCCCTTTCGATAAGCGATTCGATAGGCAGGAGTGACCAGTGTCTCAGCTCGTTCATCGTACACCCCCTAACCCCTATACAAAGGTCGGACTTGTAGTGCTTCCCCATGGAGGGTAGCTCCTCCTTCTCTAGGTTTGTGTATCCCTCTTTGTAGGTCTTTGAGGTTGTAGTTGGCAGAATGACATCAGAGGCTTTCCTCTCGGCTTTCTTCGCCTTGGTGGTCTTGGGCTTCTTAGCTGATTCCTTCTGGAGTCTCGCACGCTTCTCAACCTTGCTCTCCCCCGTGCCAGACTCAATAAAGATTTTCTCAACATCACGACCCTCTTCCATGGTCTCGTTGAAATGTATCAACCCCTCGTCATCGTAGTACATTCCATTAAGCACGGTTCCGTTTTCCATCGCCTCCTCGAACCTACGCTTGTTCTCTTTTTCTATGTCATCCCCCAGAGAACTCGCCTTCTCTAGCCTAGCGAAGATTTCACCTCCAGCCTCAGAAGCCATCTGCTCCATCATGGAGGGTTGCTGGGTGTTCACCCCTTGCTCCTGCTCGAAGGCTTCCACATGCGCAGCGAGGGTCTGTTCGTTGATGATTGATTCGTCCATATACCTGTATGATGATTTCTTATTATTCGTATAGACCATCCACAATAGTTGTGGTGATGGTCTGGGTCTTACTTATTATAGCATAGGTCTTTTCCTCTGCTGTGCGAGAAGAGAGTTTCAAGAGGGCTGTGAGCTGTTCGTTGATATAGAACTCGAGCTCCCCGAGTACAGGGTTCATGTTCTTCGAGTACGTAGGCTCTAAGTCGATAGGCTGACCCTTCTCGTCAAACACACGTAGGTAGACAAGTCCGTTCAGTGTTGTGAGGTCTAATCGCTCTTTACGCTTCTCGTCATATAACCTAAAGACATATAGGCTAGGAGACTTGTGTAGCTTTAAGAGTGTGCTACCCTGTGTTGTGTATATACCCTCACCATGTACATTCACCTTGATGTCCTTGGTGTCGTAGAACACCTTCTCTAAGACTGTCTTTGTTTCCTTGGCGTGGCTGTTCTCTAGCTGTGCAACACCTTCCCCCTTGCCGTTCTCGTAGACGAGGTTCAACTTGTCTATATGAAGGTTCAGTGGCCTGCTAGAAAGATGCCTATACCTATCCAGCTCACTCCCCGACAGAGACAGGGAGGCTGTACGGACAACCTGTGTCATATCCTGACGGTTTACAAGACGGCAGGTGTAGACGATGTCTAGCCCCTTGACATCCTTGCTTGGGTCCCTCACCACCTCTTCGTCAAATACCGTAGGACGGAAGGAATACTTGAATGGGTTCACCCCATCCTTGTTGAACTCCGTGTAGTACTCCGTGAATGAGTAAGTGGAGACATCCTGCTTACGGGACAGGGAGGTATAGCTCTTGATGACTTTAAGTTCATGGATGGTCACCCATTTCCTCTCTCCCTTACTGTAGTGGCTCCCGAAGTCATCCCACCCGACGTTCGCCATGCCATCCGTACCATAGTAGAGGTTTATCCCCCTACTCTCAATAGCATTCATGGTGGAGACATCAAGAGCGTTGTACATATCACTTCCCCAATAGGGGTAGTAGACGATATGCCCGTTCTTCTTGTCTAGGGAGAGATACACATTAAACCTATCCGCTTGGGATGCGGATGGGATTGTAACTTTGAAATCCCCCGCATCCTTGACGTCGTAGTACGTACCTAGGTCATAGCTCTCCCTAGCTATCCCAGAGATAGGGGATAGGTCGGCGATGAGAGGAGACTGCGGTTTGATATGCAGGTAGCCATTCAGCTCAAAGCCATTGGTATCGTTGAGGTTCGCTACCGCAGGGACTTGGAATGTAACATACCTATCAAACACCTGGCTGCCGTAGGTCATCGGGTTGGAGAGCATCCTCTGGTGTTTGAGGATGAGGTCATAGTTCACGAGAATCATAGCCACAGCAGAAGTGTCCCCTGTGGTTGTCTCACCCATAACCCTAAGCACATAATCCACCTCTGGGACATATCCAGCCTTGAAGTATAGGGTAATAGCCATCGTCCTCACCGTGGACCTCACCCTGATGAGCCTTTCGATAGCCTTTGCCGTTGGCTTCATGATGGATGGGAGGTAGGCTAGCCCGTGGGTGTAGTAAACACCTGTTCCACTACCCATATCCATCAGGAGAGCTTTGTACGCACCCTCACCAGCTATGACATACTCATGCTCCTCTGTGCTTGGGGCGTTGGTGGAATTGGAGTTGTTATATCCGATTAGGATATTATTGTTCAGCCTGCTTATGATTTTCGTTCCTATCATCGTCTCTCTCTTAGAATATACGGTAAGCAATCCCTACACCCACCTGTGGTGTTAGGATTACACTCTGGTTGTAGATGGTTGCCCCGTAGCCTGCATAAGCCGAGATTGAGAACCTCTTAAAGAATGAGAAGTGCTTCTTTGATTCTTCCACCCTCTTCTTTAGAAACTTGCTCTTGGAAAGGTCAAACAGTGCCCCCTCTATCTTATCTATGGTGACGAGGGGGTTGGTGGAACGTACCAGAACAGACAGCACCCCGTTCTTGTCCTCTACTATATCATAGAAGAACCCAGAGGTAAGTTCAATAGTGGTGATATGGTTTTCCATCTTGGTTATATCCACACTCCCCTCTACCTTCACCATATCGTTCTTCGTGAAGGTTTTGTGGTAGGCGTAGTTGAAGGTTGTATCCGTGGTCCGCTCCATAGGGATGAGTAGGGTGTCAATCTTGGTTGTGGTAACCACCTTTGTGATGACAAGTGGGTTGTCCTTTAGCTTCTTGTACTCCTCCTCTAGCTCTGCGAACTTCGTACGTAGGGCATCCCTGTCGTGCTCGATGAGCATCCTCTGCTTGTACTCCTCGTTGCTCTTGTTCTTGTAGATAGTGAGGCTGTCTACGTAATAGACCAGCTCCCTCTTCACCGAGTTCTTCCCGCTCTCCCTAGCAAAGTAGTAGATAAGCGAAGATAGGACTAGCATAGCTAACCCTATCACAATATATTTCCTATTCATATACTATATCCCTGATTACTAGATATTTATCCGTATGCCATCTGTTTCTGGGGTCTCCTCCTCCGTGACTTTCTCAGCTTCAGTGTCGCCCACCTCTCTCATTATACTGACGTCCAAAGGGGAGACAACACCATCACCCTCGACAAGGGATGTAATCACATCTAGGAACACCTGTGTTCTGTCTTTGGTGGAGAGGATATAGTTGCGCAGGGCTTTCATGTCCTCTTGGCTTCGGATGGTTGCAGGGGGCAGTTCATCCTCCGTTCCGTCATCTTTGAGGGGGAGGAGGCTACGGTAGGCTGTGAGCATCTTATCCCTAGCAGAGAAATCCGTCTCTGGGTGCTCTTCTGGCAAGAGACCTAAAGAGCAGAATTGGTTATTGAAGATAAGCTCCACAATCTTCCTTGCCGTCCTTGTGCAATCCTTATCCCCTAGCACATCGTACTTCATAAGGGGGTGGTTAAAATACTCCTTCATCTTCATAGCGACAATCGTAGCGATATTCTTATCGTCAATCTTCGTGTTGCTATCGGGGATGGTGGGCATGGGCTTCGTGATGGTGAAGTAGAGGTCGGTATCCTTTTGATATATGACATATAGGGCTTTCATAGCCACCTCTTTACACACGAAGATATATTCCATGAGTGCGTTCTCGGTCTCTTCGCTCTCCCTCTTTAGATGGGTGTTCTTCAGGATGAAAGAGGCTAGTCGTTCGTCAAACGAAGCATTCGCAAGCACAGCATCAATCTTATTCTCGAACACTTTCTTAAAGTCCGCCACCCCCATATACATAGAATGGGAAATGATGTCTAGGTAGCTATGCCTGTACGTCCACGAGGACACGTATGATGCGATGTAAGAGGATATGATTGCCTTTGCCTTGGCTATCCCTCCATCGGTTGCACCACCTTCCTTGAATGCCGAGTCAAGCTCAGCACCAACCATAGCCAGCTCCTCGGATAGGGGAATTTGCGACTGCACCCAAGAGGAGGCGTTGTTGATGGTCTTGGCGTCTGTGAACTTAGAGTAGTGGACAATTGAGAATCTGGTTGCCCTTAGATTATCTTCCGTTATCCCTGTGTACCCCTTGACGAAGTAGATATAGTCATTGACAATCTTATCCCTTAGGTAGCTAGCTACCCCATCGTGGTCTCTCCTATTTGCCTTCTCTAGGGTTAATGGGTCTTTCATGAACACAGGAACATTGACCTTCAACCTACCCTCATAGCTAATCTCGTAAAGTCCAGGGAGGATATTGTAGTAGTAATCCCTGAGCATTTCCTTGTAGGATTGCAGGCGAACCACACAATCACCGTACAAGGTTCTTACGATATATTTGGCTATGGTTTTGTCTAGACCATATATCCCCTTCTCTGCGTTCTTGATATTCTCTAGGAACTCAAACTCCATGTTATAGAGTTCGGTGGTTTGGAGAATACGCCCCGTATACCCACATACAGCCTCCTTAGCGATGAAGTCCAAGGCATGTCTCTGCACGCAGCTGTTGATTTTCTCCGAGTAGAAGACAATCTGCTTCATGGTGTTGGTGACGAAGTCACGCATAGCTGGAATATCATCCAGCGTCACTCTCCATCCTGCCCTGTTCCTCTGGTAGGCGTACACTCGCCTAGCTGTGTTCACCCCTTTCATCTCCTTGAGCCCTAGCATGTCAATCAGAAGTTCTGTTGTCACACACCAATAGGCGAAGTCTTTCTCCTCTCCCTGCTTGTCTTGTATGGGAACAATCAGCTTCGGGAAAGCATCCCTAACCACAGAATAGTGGCTTATAGCCCGCTTCTTCCTTTTAAGGTGTCTAGTCCCTTTGTAGGTTGCGATATGCTCCTCTATGGTCTTGTATTGAGTCTGGAGTTTTTTGGATGATAGAAACTCATCCCTCTTGTCCTCTGGGATGGTTAGGCTATCGTATATAAACAGAACAGCATCGAAGACCGTGGCTACATATTTGTTCAGCATCAGGCTCATCCCCTTGTGGATGAAGTAGGGTTTGTTCACCCTATACTCCCCCTCTGAGAGGATTGTGACCATAGCCTTGGTCTGGTCATACCACTTCTCTGTTGTGTACATGAATCTTTATTTTTCTCGGAAGACAAAGATAGCATATCCCTACGATATGGCAAAAAAGAAAGCGAGGGACGATACTCTCCCGAGCCTCGACCCTCATCCTTTCATCACACGTAGTCTTTAACCGACTTATTTACTAGGAGAGCACCTTGTTATATAATGTCATAATCTTGCTCTGGGAGATAATCCCATTCCTCGTACGGGATACCATCTCCTCATAGTTCTGCGCTGTGGCGTACCTCTGACCGCTGGCGTTAACAAAACCTCCTCTGAGCAGGTCCTCTGCGCTCCGCTTCCCATATTGCAGGTAGCTCTTCTGCATCAGCTTGCAGTAGGGTTCTACGGACTCGTCTGGGTGTGAGTAGGTATATCTGTTCTCTCCTGTGTCAAACAGCCCAACAGAGAAAGCAGAGTTGGTGGTCCTTGGCCTGCCGAGTGTTGCGAAGTTCCCTTCCACCTGACACTGGGCTAGGGCAAGGGAAATATCCACCTTGTACTTAGCGCAGACAGATACAAATACCGACCCACTCATACGCTTACCTCCCTTACTCCGAGAGGCGATGTACTTATCCACAAGTGAGACAAGCTCCTCGTAGTCGGATTTCTTCGATCCGCTGAAGTCCACGGGTCTTCCTATATCCCCCTTTGGCGTGAACCCTGAAGACATAGGGTTCGTAGGTGTTGGGCTACCTCCAGTGGATGATGAACCATATCCTTGGGGTTTATAACCTTCATCTGTTGTCTTTCCGTAGGACGAGGACGAGCCGAACGCCCTTGCCTTTTCGTTCAGAGACACATTCCCCTGTTCATCTATCGTGATGGGGGAGATAGCCTCTGGCGGTATCCATTCCCTGCGACTTAGAATAATCTCTGTACGGTAGGATACAATCTCATCCGTTGATGAAGTTGTAGATGACGGACGCTCGTAGATATACCTTATCCCTGTTGCTACAAACCACCCTGAGTAGAACATCATGAAGTTGTTCGACCTGTCTAGGGTCTTCTCAAATACATCCTGTGGAGTCTCACCCTCTTCCCTAGGATTGGAGACGGAAGAGTTGAACAGCATATCTAGGTTCGACTGCTCTAACAGTAGGGTAGGAATCTTCTGACCACGATAGAGGAATGTGTTAAGCCCTTTAAGGGTGCATATGAGCTTCACCTTCTCCAGCTCTACGTTGTTAATCAGGTTGTGGTAATATGCCCTTACATAGTTCTTGTGGGTGTTGCCCGTTGTTCCGTTGGTATTACCCTTATCACCATCCCCATCTGAGAAGACATGGGTATCCCCTCCCCAGACATACCTGACAATTGTATCGACATCGTTATCGGCAAAGGAATCTCCTGACACCCCGTTATTGTATCCATCCCTAGCTCTACCCCTAAGGATGATATGGTCTCGTATCTTGTCTTTATTGTAGCAAGGCTCCACCCTCACCACCTGCCTATTTTGAGGGACAGCGTTGCCTGCGAGGTTCTGGTTGTTGAGGTTGAGGTCTAGTTCAATAACATGACCGTACTTAGAGGATATATCCGAAGCCTTGTTCTCTACCCTATACGCACTCACGAAATACGGAGTCTTATCCATCTGTGGGATATTGCTAAGGACAAGAGGGATGGCATCTGCTTCCACAACACCATCCTTATCCTCTCCATTCTTGGCGTAGGAGCGGTCCGCAAACTCACGCCCCGTGACAGAGACAAACGCACCCCAGTCGATAGAACCGTCATCTGCCTTTGTCCTCCCCAGCATCGTGTTCACATTGCTGAAGGTGAGGTTTAGGAATGGGTCTATCCACCCGTCAAAGAAACTCTCCTCATCCCTCCAAGAATGAGAAATCACATCCTTGATAAAATCCACGGGCTTCTGACCATACAGGTACCAAGCCTGCCTGTCCGTGGTGTCGGACTGCACCCCAGACACATACCCTAGCCTATACCTCTGGCAGAAGTCTCGGATAAGCTCGTTAGACGTCCCGCTGAAGGCATACTGATTTCCCTCAGTGTAGAGGTTGGGGATATTCAGCTCCCCTCGGATTATCATCTGGTAGGAAGCACCTTCTGAGTGCGACATGCTAGATTGTGCAATCTGACTCACGAACACCTTGGTGATACGGAAGTCACACCTCAGACTCCTCATGACATCCGACATCGGTCTCATGAACACAGAAATCACATCCCCGTCCTTGGGTTGGTTCATGGCGATAGGGTTATTCCTATCCAGACTGAACACAGCATATACCGTAGGGATGAACCCCGTTGTTTCTAGTCGGATATACTCTATCTGTTGTTGGGGAAAGTAGTAGTCGTTAATCTTCACGATAGGCACGTGCCTACCCACAGAGTCTATGAGGGTAGAGCCATCCTCTACAAAGGACGAACGACCAAGGGCAGAGGGAGTCAGTCTGCCCTCTGCCCTATTTGTAAGTGGTTTGTTAAAAGACTTCGTCTTATCTATTGCCATAAGACATTATAGCCATATACGATTAAAGTTCCTCTTCGGGGACAGCCTCACCCATCCGTCCTGCTATCTTGATGGCTCCGTTGATTTCTGGGACAAGAACCGTCTGACCGAACTTGATTGGGTCTCCCGTACTCTTACCGAAGATGAACGTATAAAAGAACTCCTCGTCGATATTAGAGATATTCCTGATGGCTTCTTCGCTTAGGGCTCCACTCTGAACATCCGAGTCTGTTAAGAGGAGCGTGGCACAAGGTGGCATCTCCCTTAGCAGTGCTTCTGGGTTGTCGATATGCTCACCTCCGTCTGCGAAGTTATCCTCATCGAAATATATGACAACATCGCTAAGAGGCTTACCACCGAAGTAGTCATTGGAAATATCATCCTCGTCGAGAGAGTAGTCATACACACACTCGTCTAGGAACTTGATTGCCGTATCAAAATACGTACCACCACCTCCACCGAATTGCATAGGCAATTCCTCTGTGCTTTCGTCGTCGTATATCGTCTTAATCTCATCAAGGGCGGTGTAGTCCCAGATTTGTATGTCTGCGATTTGAGTGTCGATAGGGATGATGACTAGACCGCTTAGATTGTCGATATTCTGGCTTGCTAGGTCTGCTATCATGGTGATAGAGTTAGCGAGGTAGCTGTACATAGAACCCGATGTATCCACAAACACCCAAACAGCTCCTGCGGGATTAACGTTCTTACGCCCCCTCATAGGAACAATTGTCCGAGAGCCATTCCCATACTTCCTAGCTATAGACCTATACGTAGAAAGCTGATACCTATTCACCTCCCTCTTTTTGTTGAATGATGGTCGAACCTTACCAAATAGGTTCTCTAGAATATCCGTCCACTTCATCTTTGGTCGCTTATCGACAAGCGAAACTTGAGCGAGCTTATCCCCTGTTCCATTCCCAGGCGAGGTGGATAGCCCCTTCTCTCTGAGGGAACGCTTCATAGGCTCATCATATACACGCCTCATATAAGACCTGTCCTTCAGGAGGTCTCGCATCTTGGCGTCGTTACGTTCACCCTTGGCAGACCTAGAGTTGGCTTCACGTCCGTCATTCTTGTTTATCTGACGACCCTTATCCTCGCTCATGATATGCTCCTCCTCGGCATTGGGGTCTGCAACGGCCTGTTGTGTTCCGAATGTTGTTTGTTCATCGGAGAGGGCCTTGCTAGAGTTCCTGATAGCGTCCTTCTGTTCGCTTTCACTCAGGTTTGAGAATTCGCTATCAGACATCTGTTCACCATTGCCTTGCTTGCTTTGGTCTCCCTTACTGCCCTCAGAACCACTTTGAGAGTCGCTTGGGTCTCCTTGCCCTTCTTGACTGCCGTCCCCCGGTGTTCCCTGCTCCCCTTGCTGTTGTCCTCCCTGCTGACCGCCCTGTGGCTGACCTGCACCTTGGGAGCCTCCCTGTGACTGTTGCCCGCCTTGGCTTCCCTGAGACTGAGAGGACTGACTGCCTTGTGACCGACCGCTCTGGGATTCTCCTCCTTGGCTTTGGTCTCCACCCTGCTGGGACCCTCCGCTCTGTTGCTGGCTTCCGCTGTTCTGGTTAGAGCCACCCTGCTGTTGAGGTTGGTCCTCGGGGTGGAACATGGAATTGTCCTTTGGAGGATTCTTCTTGTCCTCTTCTACGAGGAGGTCGTAAATCTCCTCCCAGAAGACATTGAAAAACCTTTCATCTATTAGCCCTCCGATACGTTTGATAATCCCAATCATCTCTACGATACCGCAGTGTTCGACAAGAGGGTTAATCTCGTAGTCCATAGCCCTGTTACACCTATCACAGATTTCAGGGACGGACTGATTGAACTTCTCTTTATTAGCCTCAGCCCTATCGAAGTGTCTGAATAGGTTGTGATACACCTCATGGATGACGACAGCAAGAGGAGCGAACAACGGGTCAATCTTGTCTAGTTCGTCGTAGAATAACGGATTGATGAACAGATGCCCAGGACATGTCGCCATGGTCTTGATTTGAAAGGTGAACTCCGTGTCAAGGTTCTTCCTTGCATGGTACAGGTCAGGAAGGTAGGACATTATGATTTCATCTATATCTGAGACCTTAGTCCTCACAAGGGCTGTATTCACAACAATATCCGCCTTAGGTAGGACAACATACTTCGCTGTGGAAGGGTCCTTGCCCATATTCTTGTAGACCTCAGCAGACTGTGCTGGGGTTAGCTCTTTTACCTGTGTTATAATTCTTTGCCTCAGCTCTCTGAGCTCTGCAATATCGCTGTACTTCATCCTGATGTGATGTTCTTACCTATGGGATTTTATTCAAGTCTATTTACATGAAAAAGCCATGTGCTGACTCTCATCATACACACGGCTTTCTGCTATTTACGTAAACTGTTCGCTATCAGAATGGTAGGTCGTTGATGTCAACGTCTGGCATCCCTCCCATGGGTTGAGGTGGGGCAGGCTGTTGTACCTGAGGTTGTGCCATAGGCTGTGGTGCTGGTGCCTGTGGCTGAGTGAACTGAGGAGTTTGTGGCTGTGGAGCCTGCACCTGAGTCTGGGTAAACTGAGGTTGAGCCTGTGGAGCTACATACTGCTGTTGCGTGAACTGAGGCTGTGGGGCTTGTGGGGTGAAGGTGGGTGCACCTCCTCCTGAAGCCATGTTCACCTGTTCACGGTAGGTTGGGTCGGTGTAATAGCGGATGTACTCTGCAATGAACTTCTCATCCTCTGGGGTGAATCCCTTGAAGGCAAAGTCATTCAGCATAGCTGGTGCTACAGACTCTAGCCACTCTGCATACAGACCTAGCGACTCGCTAGAGTAGTCGGTCATGGTGTGTTGCTTCCCCGTAGACTGTGGCACGAAGGTAACAGGATACTTACCCTTCTCCGAGTGAATGAATGATGAGTCCTTGTAGTCTGGCATATTAATGTCATTCAGCTTCGCCTTGAGGATGAACAGATGACCATTCACAGGGTCGAAGGGGTTAGGGAGCATATCAACATCATACTTCCCCTGAGGCACCTGCTGGGTAGGCTCTGAGTTTGCAGACTTCCTAGTAGGTAGGGTATGCCCCATTGACTTGTACATGATGTCAAGGAGGGAGCGACCAAACTTGAAGATGAACACACGTCCAACAAGTTCTGGGTGCATCTTATCCTCCATCACCTGAATGAGGGTGTAGTAGCGTTCCTGAGGGAAAGACTGCATTCCCAGCTCCTTCATCTTAGCATCACGGTATTCCTTCTCCCCTTGGATGGACTTGTGCATAGCCCAGTAAGCTGCGTTGATTTCGTTACGGATACCCTTGACAGCAGGTGGGAACTTGATAGCACGGGTACGTGGGAACTTCATGCTAGCGATGGTATGAACATCCGTAAGACGTTCGTACTCTAGGCTGGTTACCACATTATGTCTAAAGAGAGGTTCACGGCAGTCAGCATCCTCGATGTTGAAAGGATTGCAGAGGAAGCGGATACATGCGGAGAACATCTTGTTGGGAGAGTTCTTGATGTCATCCATCTTCACACGGTAGATACGAGGGTCGTCAGAAGATGAGGAGGATGTACCTCCGTAGGCTTCGAGTGGTGGCAGTTCGGAGGGTTGGGTGAACTGCTGTTGCATCTCGTTTAGGTCTAGTCTTGTCATTGCTTAGTTGTTGTTTAATGATGAAACTTATTGTTTGCTTAGTGGGGTGACCTTACCCCGTTTGTATTGCAAAGATAGTCTATTATTATATTCCCGCCAAATTTCTAGGAAATTTTCATAGGAATGATAATCTTCAGCCTGTTGGAAGAAAGGTCTACCCCCTTCTCTAAGATGGTGTTGAACTTCAGCTGGTCGTCATTCAAACACATCGTCACCTCGTCGGAGGTCATGGTCTTGAGGAGGGTAGACAGCCTCTCTGTGTTGAACGCCTTTCTGGAGTCCTCCCCTGCATACCCTTGGGTTGTAAGCACCTCCTTTGCAGAACGGGTCTTACCTGAGTCGCTAGCACTGATGGTGACACTACCCTCCGTGAAGTCTAGGATACCCAGCCAGCTCTTTTCCGTGGAGAAGAGGGATATACGCTTGATAGCGGTGAGGAGTTCCTTACGGTTGATTGTAACCGTCTTATCTGCCTTCACTCCACTTAGGATAGCCTTGTAGTTGGGGTAGTTCCATTCTAGGGCAAGTGTAGAGATAGAGGTGGTTGGAGTCTCTATCTTGTACATCTTATCGTTGTAGCGGATGGTGAATGCTTCCTCTCCTGATAAAACACCTGATGTCATCATCCCAGCAATCTCTTGGGAGAGGAGTAGCTTGACATTCGTGACGTTTCCACCTGTTGTCTGCGCCTCGAAAGAAGATAGGATAACCCCATCCGAGCCAACGAAGTTTACGGTGTTGTTTGAGAAGTCCGCTAGCACACAGGTCATGACAGGCCTCTTCTCATCTTGCGCCACACAGGCAAGAGCCCCTAGCACACCCTCCATGAGGTCGTTCATGGTAACTGTTGGAAGAGTGTACATTGTCTTGCTCTCTAGGTCCTTGAACTGGTCGGGGTAGAAGGCAGTGTCTAGAGAGGTGAGGGTGAAGTCACTCTTGCCAAAGGCGAAGGTAACCTGAGCCTCTTCTCGTGTGATGGTGATGGTTTCCTCTGTGATGTCCGTTAGGGCCTTCTTCAGGATAGCAGCGTCTACGAGAAATGTATCATCCTCTCCGCTCTCTAGTGGAATCTTTGTGGAGATAGATGTGGTGGTGTTAGACGCCGTGAGGGTCATTGTTCCACCCTTGGCAACGAAGTAAACCCCTGCTAGGGCCGGGATGTTGTTGACGGATTTGTTGTTAATCGCCTTGGAGACTGTTCCGATTGCCTTGACGAGTTCTTCTCTCTTTACGACAATATTCATTCTTGACTTATTTTTTGATGAAACTTATTTCGCCAACAAATATAGTCAAAAGAAAAGGAACAGCGATAATCTAGGATATTTTTTCTTTATTCTCTTCGTAAGAAGCATTGTCCCCATCTATGCTCATCGCATCTAGAACAATCTCATGTTCTGAAAGGACATACAGCGATGGTGGGGCATCTGAACCTACCTGTTTCCCAAAGAACGAAAGCGCACCCTCCTCGTCCCCCTTTTTCTTTGTGAGGGGCTTCGCCACCAGCTTAGCTCCCGACCAAGGATTAACGGAGTTATATGTTGTCCTTCCCCTACTACCATCGTCTAGCTTCCCAGATGGGTTATACGAACCACTCCCGTAGTCCGTAGCTCCATCCACCCCACTTCTGTTAAACGAAGAGTCTTTTAGAATATCATCCCTTAGAGTAGAACGAGTCCTAAGTCCGTGCTGTGCTCCCCTTAGCCTGTTAAGGACAGCTTGTGATACACCTCCGTTCTCTCCTGAAGAGACCTTAGAGCTAGGGAGGGTATATGCCCCAAACTCATTCCTTGACCCTCTATACTCCAGATGGATATGAGGTGAGGTCCCGTGGTTGGGGTCTAGTGTCCACAGACCAAACCGAGAGAGGAGTGGGTCGGAGAAGATTGCAAGCACATACTCATCGGCTTCAGTACCACGGCAAGATATATCAATCGCCATGCTCACATAGTGGTACGACCTACTTGCATGGTTACCGCCTGTAGTGGAAGTTATGACAATCCAATCCTGCATAGCCTTGGGGAGGGAAGCGAGGTATTCCTCGAAAGCCACGTGGAGCTTAGCGTAAGAGAGTCCTCCCTTGCTCTTCCACCTCCACGAACCCCTATTAACAGGGGACGAGTACACCCCACCCTTCACGGAACCGATATAGGCATCCCTATTCGGGTCGGACATAGAAGTGATGTCATGGGTCTTGCGAGGCGATTCCTGCTGGGTCTTGTCATGTTCATTTCCTCCTAGCAGGACATTATAGTTTTTCTTTAGCCCATCCTCCCTACTCTTCATAAGAGTCTTATATAGGATGGAGCCATGCACCCGTTCGCTGAGACCGTAGTTCGCTACATTCTTATAGCTTTCACTCAGGACACCAGAGTAGTCGAGGATGTTGTATAAAGGGTGTTTAGCTATGTGTGCTCCTGGGAAAGAAAGGAAGTAGAAAGAAACAAACTCAGCATAATTAACCAGCTTATCCACGTCACTGAGCTCCTCCACCTGAGACTTCTTCTTTCTCGGTGGAATATACTCCTGTGCAAGCAGTCTCCTATACTCTTCGTAGGTTATGTTCTTCTGCATAAAAAATGCCCCTAGGCTATACTATATCTAGCCTAGGGACATAAAATTTAGATTATAAGGAAGTTCTTACTCTGCCGACATACTATTGGAAACCACAAGTAGTCCCATAGCCTCTGCCATGTTATCCAGAACATCTTCTTCCGTAACAGCCTCCATGAAACTTTCAGCGTCTGCCCTCGTAGAACCATAGATGGCATTTGCAATCATGGCTCCTGGAAGATAACCGTCGCGGATACCGTAGTCCATCCTCATCTCAGTGCTGTCATCAGCCCCTTCGATGTCGTCACGCATCTCAAGGAAGTTCTTATCGTCGTTGTCACGAGCATAACCTGTACACATCAGGTAGTTGTACACCCACCTCTTATCGAAGTAAGCGAACTGAGACTCACCCTCCCTTTTCTTAGCACCATCATTGTAAATCCTGCTGAGCTCCTCTTCGCTAGCCTTCCTAGTGAGGAAGTAAGCTGGGGTTACCCCATGCTCTACAAGAACCATGTTGATACCAGAGAGGATAATCCTGATAAACTCGGTAGCTGGAACCTTGTCCTCAAACGTACTAGCAAATGACATGATGTTAAACCACTGGAGCGGTGTGACAACATCGGAAACCTCCTTGATTTGTTTCTTCCCCTCTAGCTTAGCCGTCTTCACCTCTCCCTTTGCGCCTGTAATCGCTTCAGGGCTCAACCTTGTGCTCTTGGTCTTGGAGGTTGCCGCCGCCTGAACGAGGCGTGCAGCCTTGGTCTCCATCTCTCTCGTGACATCCGTACCAGAGATAACCCTATCCTCGATAGAGAAGGTGATGCCATTCTGTCTGAGCATGACAACAAGGGTAACATAGGCTGCATTACGGACATTAGAGCTGTTCACACCGAATGCCTTTGCATCAAATCCCTTCGTGTCGTCGCTGTCCAAATCCACCTTAATCTGGGCGATAGAGCCAAATGACTTATACTTTGCCCCCTTACCCATCATAGAGACGATAGGCTTCATGAAGTACTGCCCTAGTGGTGTCAAGCTGATAATGCTCTTCGTGTCATCCATATACCTCAGAGAACCATCTTCGGGAACGTCGTAGAAGGCATCAAACACACCGTAGACTTCCTTCTCTAGTTCTTCGCCATCTAGCCCCTTGCCAAACTCCTGAATCTTCCCGTCCTTATAGAACTTTATGGGCTTGAAGTTCTTTGGCAATAACCCCTTAGAGATAAGAGACTTCGTAACAGCATCAAGGCCGTCTTGGAAGCGTTCGATGAGAGCGGTGTTAGCTAGCCCTTGGTCGAAGTCATCCTTACTGAACCCACGAGCTTGACGACAGAACACCTCAAAGGTGTCGGCTGCACTCTTTCCTCGAAGGGCATGCACAATACTTGTGAGCTTATAGAGTGCTTCGTCAAACTCCTTGTTCGTAAGGACTCCAGCCTGCATCTTTGCAATGATGTCCTTGTCTAGAGCATCCTTCTTGTACATGCTGTTGTAGATTTCGCTATCCATCATGATGCTCATCCAAAGCGAGGTCTCCATCATGTTACGTGAGTTAGCGGCCTTTAGCTTACCACTCTTCCCTGGGTCTGTGGTGAGCTTGTTGACGCTATGCCTCTTCTTCACATCATCCCTATACCCCATCTCGTTACCGACAAGTTCGATAACAAACGAGTCATTCTTCTTACCTACATCCAGAAGCATAGCCATAGATTGCTTGAAGGTATCACTAGCCTTCTCGGCAATCATGCTCATGTACTTCATGGCGTCAGAAGCTGAAGGGATGAGATTGAAGTGGGCGAAGCGGTCGAACATAGCCGTATCCCAAGAGATGTCCACACCGTCCACGACACGGTTACCTGCACCTATCATAGCCCACTGTGAACCTAGTTTGTACACACCTTCCATGACCCTAGTCTGGAGGAAGGTCATACAAGCCTGTAGGACGTCCTTCTCGGCACGGGAGATTTCATCGAAGAACAGGATACCTCCACACCCAGTGCCGTTTGGTCCTCTGTTACAATACAGGTCTCCTAACCTCTTGTCCTCGTCACTGACGTCCATGAACCTATACATAGGGAACTTGGACACAGGAGTAGAGAGTGCGACGGTCTTCTGGATGGTCTTTGCCTCCCCTCCGTCTTCGTCGTCATACACAACCCTCGTTTCATCTTGTAGGGTGAGGACAGCCAGAGATTCCTTCGTTGTCTGCGCTAGGTTGACTGTTAGAATATCGTAGGTCCTTTCACGGAGCTGTCCGTCAACAGTCACAGGGGCAAAGTACTTCGCACCTGCATCCGAGCGAATCCAAGCCTGAATACCGTCTGTGAGGTCATCCATGATAGCGGACTTACCGATACCTGGCATTCCCCAAATCATAGGGACAGCCCTCAGTCTTGTATTTTTATCATTTGTGATAACCTCTCCAATATTGTCCCCGTGCTTCAGGTATGCCTCGCAGTAAGGGATGATATACCTGAACAGCTCATCCACACCATTCACATCTAGGATGTCGAGGTTCTCAGCACTTGGACCGATGAAGCTCTCGGCTTCATTGATTTCCCTATTCTTACTCCTCTCACGTAGCTCCTTGAAGAACTTCCTTGACTCGTAGATGTTCTTAATCCCGTTGGCGTGCTGTTCCTTGGTGATAAGCCCTTCGTTGAGGTGTGCATCAAGGAGTGTCTTCTCAGCTTCGATGTTCACCTCCTCTGCGTCACGACCCTCTTCCAGACCCTTTGCCTTGGCAATGTAGTAACGGGCATAGGCATCTGCCTCTGCCTGTGTCATCTCCTTCTGTTCAAAGACAGACTGGTCACCGATAGTCTTGCCTGAGACAAGGTCCTTCATAGCGAAGCCATTCACCCCACCTGGGACACTTCCATCCCTCGTGTCGATGATGATGCCTTCCCTAGAAACGGCTTGCACAATCTCCTGCTCGTCCTCGGTGGACTTGAAGAACACCTTGCCACTGGCGAGTTTCACAAGACGGTTAGCAAGGTCTCGAACGAAGTCCTTCGCCTTCCTGAATGCACCTAGAATGCTATCCTTGATGCCTTCGTCAATCTCCACAATGCCGTCTAGGCTGGTGAGGACATCCGAACCCTTGACCTCAAAGATGCTTGCCGTGCTCACAGAGCGAAGGAGCCTACCCTCGTCCGTCCGCACAGAACAGAGGTTCAGAGACTCGTTCATGGACGCAATTGTACCATAAACAATCTCCCCCCTGTCGTCTCGTAGCCATACTCTTTTTGCTTGGCTACTCTCTGGATTGGTTGTTTTCATATAAAAATCGAAATAGCTATTTCTTTTTGTTTAGTCATACTTGATTCCCTTATTCAGCACCGCCATCTTCGCTGTCTCCACCAGCACCTCACAGCTACCAGGAGAGGAGGGCATCTTAGCATCTATGAGTTTAGCCATAGACGAGAGGAGACGGAACAGAGCCATGCCATTCACGGCATACTCGTTTGGGGTGTTGCCTCGGATAGAGGTAAGGTACTTGCCTCCCATGGAGACATTATCTGCATGTAGCGTAGCGTTGGTGTTTGCATCCCCACCGATATTCACCTCTCCGTTGGAGACGATGTTAATCTTATCCCCTATGAGCTGGATAGCCGATTGGTTGTTGGCATGGATGATACTTATCATACCATCAGGAGATAGCTGTATCTCGCTACCCTTGTACTGCATATGCAAGCCCCTGTTAGGCTGGAAGAGGATGTACACCTCGTTCGTCTTGTCGTAGAGGAGGACCTGACTATCCACATAGTCCTCGCCTACCTCGTTGATAAGCTCGGTATCAATATCCCCATATGCACTGTACTCGGGGTTGAAGATAGACCCACCAGCGAAGGTGACGAACACCTTCACACCGACCTTGGGTACGGAGAGTGCTCCCTGACCATTCCCTGCGAAGGTAGGTGACATAGATGGCTTTGCCCATGGGAGCATGTCGTCCTCCACCCCTGTCATGAAATGGTCTACACGAACCCTACACCGACCTGCCTTCTGAGGGTCTTTGTTGTCCACCACATACCCCACGTACCTACCGCTAAGCTCCATGGGATTAGATATAGGTTAGATATGCCACCTCCACGGGGAAGGGGTTAGGGTTGAACAGCACCACAGAAGAGTGGTAGCCCTTGCGTGCTTCGTAAAGGTTATCCTCTGCTCCTAGACAAGAGTAGAATGCACCGATGGTTGTCCATAGGTTATTAGCCCCTACAAACACTAGGTACTCTCTAGTAGAGGAGAAGGTTTTCATGGAAGTGTCTATGCTTTCTTCTTTCTTTGAACCATTCCCCCCATCTGGGTCTAGGTATAGCTCCAGAAGATTACCCTCTTCGTCTTCTACGTATATGCCGTTCAAAGCACAGGTGAGTCCTTGGTTGGTACATACCTCTACGTACGCCCTGCCGTCTGCCGAGTATTTCACAAGGTCAAGGTCGGACTTGAACTCTTCTATCTTGGTTATATCCACAGAGGAGGAGTCTAAGGTTTTCCACTGAGGAAGTGTTGTCATAAGGATGGATTTCATCTCCTCATCCACTGCCTTGTCGTTAAACATAGGGTAGGTAGGTTTGACAATAATCCCCTTATATGCACCGTTCGGGTATTTCAGATGTGATACCCTACGGCATACATCCTCCTTTAGGGTTACTTTCCTGAATCCTTTTTGCTCCTCTTCCTTTGTCTTTGGGTCAAACGGAGATTCTGGATACTCTTCGGAAACGAAGTGTTCGTAAATCCTCACCCCCATAACCTTGAAAGGGTAGCCGTCTTTCTTCGACGAGAACACAAGGAAGGGTTCTTGCAAGTCCTTCTCATCCTTGATAGGGGTCTTGCTCACCTTGTTCAGACACGTACGCACCCGTTCGCTAAGAGACACCTTGAACAGGTCTAGGTTCTTCAGCATGCCACAGTGCACATCCAGAAGATTATGTGCTTGGATTTCCGCCTTAACAGGAACAGAGAGACACTCAAAAAAGTCATTCAAGCTAGAGAGTGCACCGTTCTTATCCTTCCCCTTGAACACGAGTCTCGCAGACAATGGCTTCCCGATGTTGTCTTGGATGATTATATCCAGCTCTATATCTATTGAATGCTTGAACGCCGCTTTGAATGCCTCGCTATATGGTGAGCTATGGTACTTCGTGTCTAGACGGAAGAAGTACTTCGCCTCCCTCTCTCCATATGACATAGGGGGGATAACAGCAAACTCCCCTGCGTCAAGGAAGAGCGTAGAGGAGGTGTATGCTGTATAAGACGAGAATATATCCCCAACAGGGATTAGCTTCTTCGCCTCGTGGTCGTTCTTTGCTGTGACATTGTCATCGAAGAACGTGATACCCTTCTTCCCCCCTCCCTGCCCACGGCAGACAATCCCCGACTCTATGAACCGAGACTTAGGATTCTGGTAGAACTTAGCTATAGCATCAGTCTTCTTCATGTCTCCTACTTCTTGTCTGAGGATAGGCGGGCACGAACAATCTCATCAAAGATTTGGCGGATAACCTGGTCTACTGCCTCCTGCTTGATTTCCTTCTTGGTGGCATTAGAAATCTCCTTAGCCAACAGGATAGAGAGTTCTCCGAGGCTGTTGTTGTTAAACGCCTTGAGCCATTCTTCGATATTGTCCTTCACCTCGGAGATGATGTAGTTGCGGATACTCTCGTCACTACTCTTCTCGCTGAGGGTGTACTCATTCTCAAAGACGTACTTCTTTCCTCGTTCGTTCATCCCTTTCTCGGGTGACCACATCTCACGGATAAGCTGTGCAACATGCGCCCTCTTCTTCTCGGAGAGAGAGGACAGATTCTTCACAGAGCCTAGACCCTCGTTGAAACAGACCGCCTCGAGAAGCACGACACGTTCTTTGGTTATACGCTCACGCTCCTTAGCCTTGCTGAAGGCTTGTGCTTCATCCAGAGCTTGTTCAAACTTTTTCATCTATTGAATCTTCTTTTTTGTATCAATCAATATATATAGATTTACTGTCTACATCGTTAGCGAGCCTAACCTCCTCCCCTTGGTGGATGTCCTTTAGTGCTCGTACGTATATCACACCACGGGTGTCGTTGAAGTCCAGCCAAGCATTGCCTAGTGGGGAGTGGTTGTACTGCATCACATTCCCCATAGGGTATCCGTAGATACGGTTAGGAACCAGCTCCATAGCCATGCTACGGATGGTTCTGCTGAACAGGTCTTCTTTAGGGAAGATACGAACCTTGGCAACCTCGATTACATCCCCTTCTCCGAAGTTGGACATGGCAAACACCTTATCCTCCTCTTCGTTGTACATCACAAGCCCCATACGTTTCCTGTTGCCGTAGATGACGACATCATTCTTATCTAGGAGCTCGCTAGGGCTCATATTATACCTGTTGTAGTGCACCAGCCCTTCATCCTCCTCGGTGAGGTCTATCTCCTCTATACGTAGCAGGGAAGAGAGGTAGTCAACCCCTTCATCCTCAGATGCCTTCGCTTCGTTCATCGCCACCTTGATACACTCAGAGAGTGTCCCTGAGACCCTCCATGCCTTGTAGACGGAGCTAAGCTCAGTGGAGGTGATGGTGCCAGATAGGATTTTCTTAACTTGGTCTTTCCAGATTGTCCACGTGCCAAGGGTGACAAGGAAGCTATCAAACATCCGCTCCACACGGGTTGGAGTGAACTCCACCTTTCCTGAAATCTTTTTGTTGAGGAGCTCCACGACGTAGTCCATCTTATGGTGGAGGGTCTTCATCGTTTCTTGCTCATAGGACTTGAACATGATATAATCCAAATCCTCTGTGAACCTACCGATATATTTCTCCACCTCTTCAAACTCCTTCTCGGAGCGAATGACACTGGCAATGGAACCAAACCCTCCATCTGCTATGAAGCTCTTCAGGGTGGAGTTGAACTGGTCAGCCTTGATGACAAACTCCGAGATAAACGAGAAGGGAGGGTAGTTATCCTCCTCCATCTGAACGCCATTCTCCCAAGGGTATAGGTACTTACCCATACCTTTATATAAACCCTTTAGTGTGTTATACCTACGCACCTGTTCACGTAGCCTGTTCTGCTGTCTTGTGTTCATTCTTTAGATGTCTAGGTCTAGGTATGGGAGTTTATATGGGTGTTTATTCCCCTCTTCGTCAAGGGTGAAGGCAAGGATGGAATATAACCCCTCCTCGTTCTGTTCAGTAGCTAGCACCACATCTCCATTAACAAGGTTAAGAGGTACATAGACATTCTTACCCTTATGGTCGAACCTTACCGCCTTGTCAAACTTATCAAGGGTCGGGGCGTTATCGGTTTCGACTTTTGGTTCTTTGTAATCCACAAGAGACCTGACTAGCAATCCATCATCGGAGAGGAGGACTAATCCTGAATACACCTGAACGAGGAACGGGTAGACAACCCCCTTGAGGTATGCCACCATCGTACATACGGTGTTCTGTACAGGCTCTTCCCAGTTCTCGTCACCAGAAGATAGGGTTGTGATTATGTCCTCTGCCTTATCCCCTAGGTCGGCCTTACGCAGGACTTGTTCCACGAAGTCTGCATCCTCCGTGTCTAGCTCTAGAGAAACCATACCTCCGCCCAGAGTGATAGGAGAATCTAGTGCACGCTCTACGGCATCGTATGGGTATTCCCCGTTGTCAGAGATTAGCTTGCCATAAACAAATCGGATGACCTTATCCTGTACGTTATCGGGGAGCCTATCGAGAATCATCCCCTCCCTCATCAGGATGATAGAGGCGGTTATGATAGGTCTGGAAATTTTAACGAGGAGTTGTCCTAGCTTTGTCTCTTCGGCTAGCTTCCTGTATTTCTCCCTGCCCTCTTCCATGGAGAGATTAAGAGTATTGGTCTTTTCTAGGAAGTTCTTGATGAATGTGAAGGGCTTATCACCCTCTGCGTGCTTGAATCCTTCAAGAAGGATTTTAGAAACGAACTCATCAAACCTCCCACTGGATTTTGTGAGGCTTAGAATCTTCTGCATCTTTCCCAGAGAGAGTGGTTCCTGAACCATCCTCTTCCCGTTGGAGGCTACGTATAAAGCGAGGGTTGCCTCAAACACTGCGGGCAGGGATGCCCGTATATCTCTTAGTCTATCGTTAATGCTTGGCATGGTCTTAATCTTCTTCGTCTGTGCTGAGTAGTTCGCCTATCTTCTCCCGAACCTTAGCGAATGCATCCTTGGTCAAAGTCTTAGCTGAGCTGTGTGATTGCTGGGGTTCATCATTGTGTTCTGGTTCCTGTTCCTGAGTAGGTTCATCCACTTCGGGTTCATCTTCATCCCCGTCAAAGTGCAATCTCTCACCGCCTGTACTGACATCTCCGTACTTATCTCTAAAGGCTTGGATACCATCGAAGATGATGTTCTTCTTACTGATAAGCGACTCGTTATCTGCACGCATCTTCAGAAGGGTAAGGGTGATAGCCAGCCCTGCCGTATCTATATAATTGACAATATCCAAATACTCCTTGCTCTGGGTGAACAGGTCCAAGACAATATCCTCAACCTTATCCAAACGCACGAGACGCTCCTCTACGTAGTCTTCGAACCCTCTTCCCTTTTTCTTCTCTTTAATCTTAGAGTCAAGGTTCGCCATCCACTTAAACTGATACTTCTCCTCTCTCTTATCCACCTTGCCAAGCAGGTAGGCAATTCGCTCCGTAGTTTGCTTCTTGAAGTTCTCAATAAGCACATCAGCACTCTTCCTAAGCCTCTGGGTTTCTTGGCTTTCCTCAAACCCCTTGAGGTCGTCGTAGGCAAAGGACTCATAGCCCCGCCTACCGTAGTTGTAGACATCATCCTCCACCCTACGGTTGGCAATCATCATAATGGTCTTACGAGGGTCGTAGCTCACCCCGTATTTCTTCGCTAGCTTGCTGATGACATTGCTTGCGGAGACAAGGACTCCGTTTCCAGTACCCTTCTTAGGGCTGAGGTATTTGCCCTTGCTCTCCAGAACGCTACGCATATCAGGTTCGGGGTGGAAGATGCCATCAGGACCGAAGAGGGATTCGTTCGCTGACCTTAGGTTCTCCTGTGCGTATTTCTTATATAGTAGGAGCAGACCGATAATCGAACCTGAGTGTTTCTTGATTGCCTTCTCTGCGTTGAACTCAAATATATCATCGACATAGTCCTTATATAGTTCCACATCCACAGAAAGCCTACCGTTCTCCTTCGTCGCGTATCTTATGATTTTCTTGTTCTTCCCAAACACCACAAGGGCGGAGAGGGTGTCAAGGAACTTGGAGAATCCCTTCTCTGTCGTCACCTTGGAGAGCCAGCTCGTGGATAGCCTACTCGTGTCTCGTAGTAGTCCGATAAAGCCTGTCCTCGTGAGCTCGTCTAGGCTCTCCTTGGCTTCATCTATACGTATGGGTTCTTTATCATCAAAGGTCATTACACCTACCATTCCTTTCTATGGACGTATTTACTAGGGTAGGCACAAAAAAAATCGTGGCGAGTCTCCCGACTAACCACGACTTATCCACATAATTTAATTCCCGTCAAATATTCTCCATTGCATAGGAGATAACATTCTCCATCATAGCTTCGCTATAAGGGATGATAGGTTTGAGGATGATAGGGCTCTGTGCCTCTCCTGTTGGAAGGAAGTCCCTGAGGTTCACGATAATCGTGTCCACCTGCATATCGATATTATACACCTTATGCATCATATACTTATAGAAGTAGACCTGCATTGTGTACTTGTTTAGTTTCGTGTCATCATAACCACACATAGGACCCATCATCTTATTGAATCGATTCTCTGTGCTGATGCTCCCGTCTGTCTTCCAGTCGATGATGACAAGCCTATTACCCTGTCGGATAACACAGTCTGCTCGACCTAGGATGGTAGAGCTTGGGTCGTACATAGGAAGCTCAACCCCCAGAGGCTCCCAGTCATGACCGTGGAGAATTTTGATGAACTCCACAAAAGAAGCCATGCACCCCTTATATTGATTGAACCAGTCCTCCCTCCATCTAGTTGTTTCGATGGGTTGCATAGCCATTGCCATGATTTGGTTCATGGCTTCTGAGGAAAGGTTAGGGTCGTTGAGATTCCAGAAGAATGCTGTGATAGAGCTATCCACACTCTTTCCAAGCGCATTGGAGCGGTCCCCTTTCTGCTTCCACATAGCCTTGATTGCCTGCGGGAGCATCCCGAAGTACTCGCTGTCTGGGTTGTCGAAGTGTTTCTTTGAAAGCATTTTCGAGACCCCATCCTCGTCAAAGGGCTCAAAAAGGGTTGCAAGTGCCTTGTGGACAGATATGCTCTGCCCCTTCGGCATGAACCCACGGGCGTTAAGACCATTAGCGGTGTTTATCGCCCTCATTGTTCCTAGTATTTCACCTACTGTTGCCATGATTATTCGTTTGCCAATTAGTTGAGTTGTATCTCTGAGTGCAAATATACAAAATAAATATCTAAACAAAAAAAAAAAACACCGAGATGCCAGCCCATAGGACAGCCACCCCTGCCACCATCCTCTTCTTCACCTAACGGGGGGACGACCTTGGAGCAGGTACTCTATAAAATGAATGGGACACTGGGCTCGTTCTCTAATGAAGTGTCTGACCTGAACCTGTCTAATCGTAAGCTCTCTAGCAGTGTGGACAACCTCGGGAAGAAGGTGGATAACCTATCCGAGAATATCGTCCTGATGGCAAGCTCAGGGGACATGGCTGGGTTTAGGTACGAGGATACTAGTTCCAAGAATGTAGAGCCCGTTAGCCTAAGTCTTATCCAAGTCCTTAAAACCATAGACAAGATAGACTCTAGTAGGCTCGCCTCGTGGAAGAGGGTGTCTGCTACTGCTATATCCAACGTCATCATATCCCTAGCCGATGCTCTGAACAAGGTCGGGGTGCATGATAAGGACAAGGTACGTAACGGAGCCGAGGTGGTGAAGAACCTCACCTATGGGATTAAGAACCTAAACCTAACCCTCCCTCTGCTCGCAGCTGGTATGGGGTCGATGGTGCTATTAACTCGGTTCTCCTCCTTTGAGGAAATCACAATAGGCTTTGGTATAGCTAGCGGTGCACTCCTAGGGATGGGGGGCATACTTATCGCACTTGGAAAGCTAGGAGGGAATGACGCAACGGAGTTCCTAACCAACGGGTCTAAAGCCCTCCTCTCTATAAGCGGAGCAACGGCACTCATGAGCCTTGCGGTTTATGCTAGTGCATCTATGTTTGAGAACATAGGTGGCTACGATAGGGAGAAGCTGGAGTACGGAACAGGGTTTGCCGTAACACTCATCGGTGCGACCTCACTTATCTTCGGAGGGATGGGGAAGCTCCTGGGAACAATGGACGTCCTAGCAGGTGCACTCTCCATGGCAACCATTGCAGCGTCTATATATGCCTTCGGTGAGGTGACAAAACACTGGGGGGAGACTGCGATTTGGATACACGATAGGAAAGCAGAGATAGAGAGTGGCACGGGAACCATGACACAGATTCTCGGAGGCTTCTCCGCCGCTGTGGGTATCCTAGCTGCTATCACCATAGGCACAGGGGGTAGTGTTCTCCTCGGACTCCTTGCTGGAGGAGGGGTGATTGGGCTCATGCATTACACTGCCGTCGCCTCTATGACCTACGCCGAGAATATGCTCAAGATAAAAGGCATAGATGATAAGCTAGAAAGCGTAGGGGGTGTGTCTGGGATGTCGAATAAGATGATGGGGTGGCTGAAGGACTTCTATTACAACTTCGCCTCTGCCTTCACCGACCTCCGCTTCCTCTCTAGCCTCGCTGTGGTGAACACTGTCGGGGATGTGATGATGGGACGGAAGGGAGTGCTGAACATCGCTTCCAACTTCCTAGATGTCATAGATAAGATGTTCAATATGAATATATTGGACGGGTTTGATGACAAGGGCATCCTTAGGCGACCTATCTATAAGCCTCTTTCTCTATCCTTCGACCAGATGGAGAGTGCAGGGGCTAAGCTAGGTGGAGCTATTGCAAAGTTCTCGTATTCATTGCTGGATGGCCTAAAGGGCGTGAACAGCAAAGAGTTCCTAGACATGACAGCAGATATATCCAACGCTCTCATGGGAGAGTTTAAGTTTGGGTTTGGTCATGCAGGGGCTCTAGCCATGGCAAGCAAGTTCCTTGATGTCATAGACAAGCTAGGGAACATGAAGGTCATCTCCTCCATAGATGAATATGGCAACACGAAGTTCAAGCCCCTCTCCACAAGCCTTGCCAGCATGGCAAGCCAAGGGGAGAACCTTGGGAAGGGAATAGGTGCGTTTGTCTCTGCCATGGCGCAGAACCTCTCTGGAGACCTGAGGAAGGAGGCGAAGAACATGCAACATATCGCCCAGGCTATGATAGGGGACTCTTGGAGTCTGAAGGCTATTGTAGCAGGGAAGGATGCAGGCCTTCTTCCTGTCATCACAGGGATTGTAGACATCATCCAGAGGATAGCAAGCGGTAAGTTCATCACCTATGACGAGAACGGCAATCCCAAGCAGGTCATAGAAGCTAAGGTGAGTGACTTTGCAGGAACGGGTGTTGAGCTCGCCAAGGGGATAGGTGGGTTCATCCGAGGATTAGCGTCGAACCTCGTGGACCTCAAGGACACGGACTTCGATGACCTCATCGACAGGATGGGGGATGTAGCAGAGGTGCTCGCTGACGACGATGATGGGATTATCAGTATCGTAGAACGTATTGGGACGATAGGCTCCAAGACCAGTTGGAGAGCCTTTGAGAGGTTCAGAGACATGACCATGAGTGTGTTCTCTACCATCTCCTCCACAGCCAAGATGTTCAGTGACTCTAGGGAGGGGCTATATGATGACATGGAGGATGTGGTGGATGACATGGACGACACGATGAAGTACTTCGGGAAGATTGTCGACAAGCTAGACACCATGGGGAATGTCAAGACCTTAACAAATGTCATCTACGCCAAGGAGACAATGTCTTGGGTAAAGAGGCTCCTTGTGGATGTGTTCTCTATGTTCGGAGCGAATGGCAACAGCGCACTAGCCACGAATGTAGCTAGAAGCAAGCAGGTCTTGAAAGCCATAGCTGGAGAATCTGACAGCTGGTGGAAGGGCCAGAGTGACGGGTTGTTGGATGTTATGATGCGTGCTGTGATTAAGGCGGAAAGGATTGGAGGACGTGAGGAAATTATATTCAAGAACGGTGAGTACTTCAAGATTTCCAAAGCCATAGAGCACCTAGACAGCGTCCTCTTAAAGAATGCTTCGGACAGGGAGCAGGCTCTTTCTAGGCTAACTGAAAAACTCAATGAGACAGCAAAAGCCCTCACAGCCATCTCCGAGAATGCAGATAAGATAGGAGGACTAGAGAAGCTAGAGAAGGCAAGTAACCTTATCTCTTCCACCAACGGAAAGGCGGATGGTGGCATGAACAGAGGTGGTGGCCATGGTGGCGTCACGAATATCTCCGTCCCCAACACCATGGAGGTTCACCTCAGTAGGAGTAGCCTACAAGCCATGGATGAGATGATGAGACATAACATGGTCTTACTCCTGTCGGAGAAGTAAAAAGAAAAGGGGCTAGCGGTTCGCTAGTCCCTTTCTCTTTCTAGTAGTATGCAATCCTAAGACTTTGGTCTTTCTCTTGGACTCCTTTCTCTGCTTGGGGAGAGGTAGGTATCTTCAGGGAAGTCATTCGCACCCTGACCGTCATCTCCAACAGTTAGGATTAGCGAATCCCTGTTCTTCTTCACCTCACCGAGGTACCCTTGAGTACTGAATGGGAATACAACCATAAAGTCATCGAGGGCTTTCTCCCCACCGAACACAAACGAAGGAAGTAGCTTAGAACGAACAAAGTCCTCCGACAGCTGACCATACTTTTCGTTATACCTGTCTATCACCATATTATAAGAAGATAGTGGAGCAGAACGGTACAGGTCGAAGTTGCTAGGTATCTTATATCCATTCTTGTCATTCGCTACAAGGCTATCAGCACAGAGACCCTTGATGGCTTCCGAATACCTTTTGTTGAAGTTAATAATCCTTGGGTAGGCTATATTAGACAAGGAATAGACTCTATGCCCACGTCCCAACTCTGAAGTATCAGACCATCTTGCAACCACACGCCCAAGGAGAGCTTCTGGGTTCCCTGTCTCAAGCTCTGTATATCTGAACTTAGCCACAGGCTCTGAAACCATACCCCTCATGTGCAGATAATCAGTGTTGAGCTTATGCACGGCGTTGAGGTTGAGGCTGAACTCTAGACGACCAGAAGTGATGGTCTTTGTGTAATCCTCCTCTGTGGATGTTGATGTATTATCCCCTGATACAACCTTCAGGCCAAAGAACTGACGAACATCTATCCTCTCCGATGAACCAGCAGACAGGAAGTTTAAGACATTGTAGCTATCGTCAATCATGATGTCAAACCTATCCAGTGAACCAGCCTGGGGTTCCACGTGGAAAGACTTCACCATGCTGTTGAAATTCTTGGGAAGCATGGAGGCTCTCGCCGTGTTCCACTGGATGTCTCCCTTGCCTATCCTGTGTAGGATGCTGTACGCACACTTATGGTCGTTGAGGTACATAAGTGGCGTCTCTGTGGGGACGATGGATATACGAGAGTCTACATCGGCAATTGCCCTAGACACCTCCACTCCAAATGTTCTCCTAAGAATATCCTCCTTAGAGATACCTCCCTTACCCATATGCCTGTAGCTGTATTTCTTCGCAAGGTTCCTTCGGTCAGATGTGCTGGCAAGGCTTCTGTAGATGCTCTCAAAATGAGACACATCTGGTGACACCCATTGCACATACCCCCTGAAGGTCTCTTTGGAGATAGCAGACCTGTCGTAGTTCCATTCTCTCGCAGCTCTGTACAAGGGCTCATATCCATTGAATCCCATCTGAGGATTGACTATCCTCACCTCTGAGAGGGAGTCGGTCTGCGCTCCCGTCACAAACACCCCTGAGTGTCCCTGCTTCAGAATACCTAGACCCTTCTCATCGTGTTCAACCTCCATCCCTACAGCAGCAGCTGATTCAGGATATATCTTCGTAACCACAACGGCACCTCGACACATAAGGGTGTTCAGGGAGTATCCGTTGTTCATAAGGTGCACATCCGTAAAGGCTCGCCAAGCGAAGTCCGAGAGGACCATAGTGCTCAGCTGGTCTTTATATGGCGTGGAGCTTAGGTCATAGAATGCACCCTTCTTCACTCCTTCCTTATACCCCTTGTGGGTGTAGGCGTACATCTTCGTTGCGATGGGGTTATCCCTTGTATCAGGGGAATACACCAGAGGGCTGACATTAGACATGTTGAACGTGTAGAACGGCTTTAGCTTCTCACTCCCTGGGAGGAAGTCCTTAGGAAGGGAATAACTATCGTTCTCATTCATCGCACCTAGGAAATATCCAAGGCTCTTCACCCTACCTAGCTCAAAGAGCATAGAGCTTCTATACTCTGCTTTTTTCATCACCTGCCCCTCCTCGAAGAGATTACGCTCCGTGAAGGTTAGGAACCGAGAGTCAACTGCTGTGTTGATGAACTTCGCATTGAAGTCCCTAGGGTCCCCCACCTCATATGGGCAGGCCGCCATAGTAGTATTAAAGAAGTAGAGGTTCTTCCCACTGTTCTTCTTAAACAACTCCGTAACCACATGGGGGTATATACCTCCTCCCCATCCGTTGTTATCCGAGTCTTTGTCGAAGGGTTTGTATATTGTCCCTAGGACCGAGTTACAAGCAAGGAGGAACTGAATATCATACCTGCGAGCTAGACCTGAGTGGGGCTTCAGGCTGTTGAAATCAAAGTTGTCGTTAATCGCCTTGCGATAGTCGAGGTCCTTCATGGGGAGCTCGTCCCTGTACTCGTGGTCAGGACGTCCCTGATACCCTAGGGCATTGGTGTCCTTCAGGAGGAAGTAGGACGGGCTCTTAATCCCATGCATGTCGGCATATGACTTAGCGTAGATAGAACCCTCCTTTGCACTAGATAGGATAGAGTCTAGCTCCTCCCTTGTATAGTCAGGGACATCCCTGTCTATTTTAACCTCTGAATATCCATAGATAGTGTTATATTCCTGAGGCTCGGAGTAGGTGTATGTTACACCATTATCCTCACTCATGGCAATACGCAGGAATATCTTATGGGTATTCTTCTTCGCATACGGGATGAACGAAGTGAGGGATGGCTCTATCTCATAGGTATCCTCATCTGTCCCTTCGGTTTTCTTCACCACCTTGGCTTGGTCATCGCTAGCGAACTTCCATACAACCTT